CTCAAAAAGAAGGCTTATTTTGATTGTAACCCGCCTTCAAAGTTGCATTGGTCTTATTGGGTATTCGAAAAAAAATTAGACCCTATCGATGGTGAGCCTTTAAAAACTCCAGCAAATTTTGCATCTCTCTTAATGAATCCTATGGATAATCTCGAAAACATTGATGATGAATATATAGCTTTACTCGAGGCAATGCCTGAAAAAGATCGGCAACGTTTTCTCGAAGGATTGTATTTAGATTCAAGCGACGGTCAAGCTTACTATGCTTTTGATCGTGAAAAGCACGTTAGAGAAACTGTAATAAGGCCAGGGACATTATTTATAGGAATGGACTTTAACGTCAATCCAATGACTGCGGTTATAGGCCAATATGTTGATGAAAGATTTTATATTCATGATGAGTTATTCTTGGAAAATTCTGACACTTTCAAAATGTGTAATGCTCTAAAGCGTAAGAGCTATCATGGTGATGTGATTCCAGATAGCACAGGGCGAAATCGTAAAACATCAGGTGCTTCTGATTTCGAAATAATTCGAGAAGCTGGTTTTCGTATTCTCAATACTCGAAACCCTTTTGTAACGGATAGAGTTAACAACGTTAATAGACTTTTTAATGATGATCGAACTATAATAAATCCAAAATGCAAGAAGCTTATTAATGATTTAGAAAAGGTCTCATGGAAAAACAACAAACTTGACCAAAAAACCGATTCGATGTTGACCCATATATCAGATTGTTTAGGGTATTTAGAATACAGACTTGAACCAATTGCATTGAAACGTAAGCCTCAAAAATCAATTACTTTTAATTAAGGCAAAAAAATGGATATTCAATTTTTAAATGAGCATATCAAGGGACAGTCTAAGCATTTCGATGAAGCTAATGTGTTGTTTGATATTTATGAAGGAAATTTGTTGCCATACATCGAAAAACAAATGGCTAATGATTTATCATTTCAGGTTTACAATGAGGCAAAAACTCGCATAGCTCCAATTAATTTGCTTATTAAATTGGTTGATAAATTATCCAAACTTTACGCCAATGACCCTGTAAGAACTATTGTTGATGGCACTAGCCTTGATGATGAACTTTTAGTTTGGTACGAAGAAAAATTTAAAGTTAATAAGTTTATGAATCAATCTAATGAATTTTTTAATTTATTTAAGTCTTTTCTGTTAGAACCATTTGTCGATCAAGGCATCCCTCGCATGAGAGTTATTCCAGACAATCAATTTACAGTCATTTCTACAGATTCAATCAATCCAATGAGGCCAACGCACGTTATTACATCTCACGGGCAAAAAATCATGACCGATGGGTCTAAATCTCAAATCTATTTTGCTTATACTGCTGATGAGTTTGTTATTTTTAATGATAGAGATGAAAGACAACAAGACATGATGAATGCCATGGGAAATCCTGAAGGCATTAATCCATTTGGAGTTATTCCTTTTACCTATGTAAATAAATCGCTTAATACTTTAATCCCGAACCACGATTCAGACATGATACAAATGTCAGTTTTAATCCCTATTTTATTGTCTGATTTAAATTTTGGTGTAAAGTTTCAAATATTTTCAATCATGTTTGGTATTGATGTTGATGACGAAAATTTAACTTTCGGACCTAATGCTTTTTGGCGTTTTAAGTCTGATCCAAACTCCGACAAGAAACCTGAGGTTGGTGCTTTCAAGCCTGAAATGGACATTTCCCAAACTCTTGAGCTTATAACAACTCAGATGGCGTTATGGCTCGACACAAAAGGGCTGAAGCCTGGAGCTGTTGGCAAGATGTCTTCTGATAATGCGACTTCAGGCATCGCTAAAATGATTGATAATTCTGATACAACTGAGAATCGTAAAGCTCAAATTCAGTTTATGAAATCAGGAGAAGAAGAATTTTTTAATCTTGTTATGCACGACATGATTCCAGTTTGGTCTCAGGCTAGAATGATTGAGAATACTGCTTTGTTCTCGCCTAATTCAAAAATGAATATAAAATATGCTGAGCAAATTCCTTTGTCTGGTCGTGGTCAATTGGTTGAAGATCTTCAATTAGAAATGAATAGTGGATTTATTTCTCGAAGAAGAGCAATCAAAAAACTCAATCCTTTAATGTCTGAATCAGAAATAGATGAGCTGTTGTCTGAAATTGATATAGAATCTACAATAGAAGTGGATGATCCTGAAATAGAAAAAAATAATTTAGGTGGATAAATGCCACGATATGAAATTGATCTTGATTGTGCGTTTTGTGGGGATGAAATAATCCACATAGAGCCACACAATAGAGAAATTATTTGGAATAGCTATTATTGGTTTTATATTTGTGATTGGTGTTTAGAAAATGGCTGCTAAATGGCAAAAAATTGATATCAAAATTGACAGGAAGTATTCTGCTGATGAGCGAGAAGATTTAGGCGATAGAATTTTAGAATTTATTCGCAACCGCACTGAAAGTGGGAAAAACAAAAACAACAGAAGTTTCCCTAAATACTCTAAAGGGTATGCTAAAAGTTTAGATTTTAAAATAGCTGGGAAGTCTAAAGGAAACGTAAATTTAACTTTGTCAGGAGACATGCTCATTGAAATGGATCTGCTTAAGCATTCAAAAGGCTCTTTGCGCATTGGATTCGAAAAAGGCTCTGAAGAAAACGGAAGAGCGGACGGAAACATTCGCGGAACCTACGGCCAATCTAGTTCTATTTCTGGTAAGAAAAGGGATTTCTTAGGAATTACTAAAAAAGATTTAAAAGCAGTTCAAAAAAAATTTGATAAGGACACTCAATAATGTCTGCACAAATCGAAATGAAGAAAATTTTAAAGATTTTAAAGAAAAATGTGTCTAAGACAATCGACCCTAAAATTATGCGTGAGCTTGGAAACGTCGCCGCTGGGATGATTAAATTAAGATCACGTTTAGGATATGGAGTTTCTGGGTCGAGAGGAAACGTTCGTAGGAAAAAATTTGCTAAGCTCGCAGATTCTACAGTAGAGAGAAGAAAGAAATTTTCTAAATTACATGGCCATACTTCTCCAAGAAAATCAAATTTGACGTTTAGAGGCATCATGCTTGAGTCGATGAAAGTAACATCGGTCAATGACGGCAGGGTTGTAGTAAACGTTACAGGAAGAAACAAAGGTATTAGCAATGAGGATCTTGCTGAGATTCATGAAAAAGGATTAGGGCGCGTTCCAGTGCGTAGATTCTTAGATTTGACGATTCCAGAAGAAAAGAAAGTTAATCGTTTATATAGACAGCGTTTCGGTGATCTAGTAAAAAAAAGCTTGACATAATCATAACAATTGAAGGAAAATTTTAATGCCTGATCCAATCGTGCCTGTGGCACAACCTGGTGCTCCTGTGGAACCGCCAAAGCCAAATCACAATGACACTGTTTCTTACGAATCTCACAGCAAACTGCTCAATGAGCATAAGCGAGGTAGAGAAAAGCTTAATGCTGCTAATTCTGAATTAGAAGCTTTTAAAGCAAAAGAACGAGAGCGAGAAGAAGCTGATTTAGCGAAAAGGGGGGAGCATGAAAAAATTATTGCAACCCACAAAGAACGCATCATTGAACTCGAAACTAATGAGTCAAATCATAAGAAAAGAGAGATTGAAGCAAAAAAGTTTAATGCCTTTTTCAAAGGGTTGGAAGGTGAAGTTGACGAGAAGTACTGGAGTCTTATCGACGTTTCAGAAATTAATGTTAATCCAGAAACAAATGAAGTCGATTCTTTGTCCGTGGCAAATACAGTCGAAAGATTCAAAAATGAATACTCGCCTATTATCCAGGGGAGAAATGTTCCTAACTTGCCGAACGCTGCACCGATTGGAAACACGGGGACTTTAACTATAGAGCAATGGAAGCTATTACCTCTTAGTGAGAGAAAAACTCGAATGAAAGAGGTGTACAATAATTTAAATAACTAAAGGATGAGTTATGCCAGTAACAGGAATTAATGAAGTTCAAGCAAATGTACAAACTATGTGGTCTGAATTATTTATGGACGAATTAAGAGAAGATTTACTTCTTGGTTCTCTTGTAAATAAAGATTATGACGGTGACATTAAATTCAAAGGCGACACTGTTAAAGTTAGCCAGATTAATGCTGCTGCTGGGTCATTAAAGACTGTTGGTGTTGATGCTGATACTTTCGATACAGAGTTACTTTCTACTACTCAAATAGATATCAAAGCCGACAAACGTGCGGTTGGAGCATACGAGTTTGACGACCTCAGCATGATTCAATCTCAGATTGGAAACAAGGACTCTGAAATTAGAGCTTCTTTGTTGTTTGCTGTTCAGAAGAAAATTAATAGCTATCTTTATAGCTTGGTTGCTCCTTCTGTTTCTGCTCCTGCTCATAAAATTACTGGCGTGACTGATTTTAATGCAGCTCAACTTTCTATCGTTAGAAATAAAGCTTCTAAAGCTAAATGGATGAAAAATAAGCCTTGGTGGTTATTATCAGATCCTGATTTTTATGGAAATATGACTGATGACGCTGTTTTAACTAGCTCTGATTATGGTGCTACTGACGCTCCAATGATTAGCGGTCAAATGGCTTTAAAGCGCAAAGGATTTAATATTCTTGAAGACAATTCAGATGCTATTTTGACTTTAGGGACTGATGCTGCTGAGAATAAAGCTATAGCGTTTCATCCAGATTTCATGCACCTTGTTATGCAAACTCAGCCTACTTTTAAGATAAGTGACCAACACGCAAACAAACGTTTTGGATTTATCATTTCTGTAGACCTTGTTTTTGGCGCTAAAATGGGAATTGATGGCGACAAAAAAGTAATAACTATTTCTGAAGCTGTTTAATAAAGGACTAATATGGATCTCTTTGCAAACCTAAATAACTATCGGACGATTGAGCAACTTACGTTTTCAACGGCTGAAGAGCTAACAAAGGCGATCAAAGAGATTTCTAGGCCTATTAAAATTATTAATATCGTTGCAACAAGTAGTCGGTACACAGTATTTTTTCTTACTGATGTCCCGATAAAAAAAATCAAAAAAAATAAAGGGAAATAGATATGGCTAACGTAAATGTTGAAGCAAAAAAAGATTTCGGATCAGGCTGGAGCAATGAGCGTGTTTTCGTCAAGATGACTTATGATTTTTCTGTTGATGGCGGTGCTATCGCTGACACTTATTTGATGGGCGTTTGTAAAAGCAAAATGCTTGTTACTGAAGCAGTTGTAATGGTTGAAGATCAAGTTTTATCTGCTGGCGCGGCTGTTTTAAATATGGGCGTTTCAGGCGGTGATGTTGATGCGTTTTTAGATAATACAAATGGAGCAAAAGCTGTTCTTCTTGATGACGCTGTATTCGAGCAATCTGCTTCTAACCCTATGGTATTAGCTGATGAAGCTGTTGTTCAAATGACAATTGCTACTGCTGCATTAACAGCAGGAAAAGTTACGTTATATATTTCCGGCTATAACGCTCTTTAGTCTCTATCCTTGCCAGCATAATTAATTAAATTGTGCTGGTTTTTTTTTCGAGGAAAATATGACTGATTTAACTTTTACCGAAAAGCCTAGAAATAGAAATACATTAGAAGTTGAAAAGTTCACACTTGATGAAGATTTAGTCCATGTTAGAGTCTTGGCGAAAATTTTAGGCTCTGTTTCTGGATCTTTTACTCCTAGTGGTTTAAGCGCTGGTGGGAAAATAACAGAGGTTGCTCTAAATTCAACAACGTGGACAGCAATACCACCAACTCCATTGACGGCAAGAAATGCGGTTGGGTTTCAAAATCAATCAGGAATTGAAATAAAAATCAATCATGATAATTCTGTTTCGGGCTATGTTGGTATAAAGGTTTTACCTGGTTCTGAGCGTTACTATGATATAACCGATACTGTTATTATTTATGCGAAATCATTCAGTGGAACTCCCACTATTGTTGTAGAGGAAATTGCATAATGGGCGCAGTCGGCGGAGCGATATCAGCACAACAATCAGGACGAGCTGTATCAGCTTCTTTCGCTGAGATATCTATAAACAGCAGTGGTTGGACAAATTTATTATCAAGCTTTTCTAATGTTCTCGTAGCATCAATTCAAAATAAAACAGGTGTTCAAATAAAGCTTAATTCTGATAATGGCGTTGGATATGTTGGGTTCATAGTGGAAGATGATGAGCAGAGAAATTACAATGATTTAGATGCTGGGTTTTCAATGTTTGCGCGAAGTGAAACAGGAAATGTAACTCTAAATGTAGAGGTGTTGCACAATGGCTAGCGTCAACGCATTTTCATCAAGCAAATTTATCAAAAGTTTTGATTTCACGGCTGCAGCATCTAGCACAACAACAAAAAATTTAGGCAGTACAATCAGTCAATCAGGGTCTTGGTATTTTATTACAGTTACTCGTGACTCTGATGGTGCTGAAAAAATATTTAAGGTGAGCACTTCTAAAACAACGATAAAACCAATTATTAATTCTTTAAATTCAAGGATAGGAGAAGCCCTAAATTTCGAATTTAATGTTAAAATAGTCGGGAGTGATTTGGTATTTGAAGTTGTCAATTCTGAGACTTCAGATTTATCTTTCAATTATCTTAGATTAAGGAAGTAATGTATGTCAGTTGAAATAGATCTTACAGAAGGTGGAATTGGAATATCCGACGTTAATGGCGACGGTCAAGTCCACATTTTACAAGGTGCAGGCGCTCCAGGTGGTGATGCCTCTTTTCAAGATGCAGCTCCTTTAGGCTCTTTTTATAGAGACAGAACTGCTGGCGATTCATACGAAAAAAATGTTGCTGGAACTGGCGCTGATAAATGGCGCAGGATGCCGAATCTAACCGATATCGGCAATATGAATTTAAAAGGTTGCCTTAGAGCTGCAACTGGTGAGGCTTTGTCTGCAGGAGCTAGGGATTTAGTTTCTAGCCCATTTACTGATGATGACGCGCCAACCATGGTTGCTGCTGATTTTACCGTTGGCGATCTTGTTTTAGGCGGAGTTGGTGGCACTCCAATTCTTTATGAAGTCACAGTTGTTTCAGCTCCGAGCATTACGCTCGCGCTTAAGTCACCTGCTCTTGTAGCTGGTGACATGTTTATAGCTAAAAACTACCTCCCTGATGCCCCTGACGCTCAAGAAGCTTCAGCATTAGTTTGGTACACAGGCTCAGCGATTGAAAAATTAGGGGACATAAATTGGAACCTAGCTGACGGCATCAATCTTACGGCTGGATTTACTCCAGTTAATGGTTCTGTAACTTCTGCTGATACTGTTAACTCAGCTATCGAAAAGCTTGTTGCTAACCAAGATGACCTTATAACTCTTACTGGAGTTGCCCAAGGTGCGGTTGATCTTGGGACGTTCACTGGAAACACTATTCCAGACAATGTTGCAATTAAGCCAGCATTACAGTCCTTAGAAACAGCCGTTGAGTTATTAGATTCTCGTGTTGAGACTTCTCCAACTCAAGGCGGCGGTCAAATTTCTCATGATACAGTAATTGCTGACGATGTTTTAGCAGTTGAGTGGGAGCTTTGGGTTCAAGAAATTGGAACTCAAAATACAAGAATTTTGGAAGTAGAAGCTTTCCATGATGGCAACGCAAGTAATGACGCTTCAGCGGTTAAGCACACTGTTCGAGATAAAAAATTAATCGGATCTTCTTTCAATTTCGAGTTAGATGTCGATTTAAATGGGGCTGCTGGCGCTCAAGAAATGCGTCTTAGAGTTACAACATCAATTGTTGGTGGTGTAAGAGTTATTTCACAACGCAGAGGTATTAATAACGCATGATAGATATTTCTCTATCACAAGAGAATGGCCCTCATGGAAATTCTATTTCTGATGAGCACGGCGATATTATCTATTGGGAGGGGGCAGGCTCTGGCTTGCCCTCTTTTCAGGCTCCTATTGGATCAGGGTATACTGATTTTTTTACAGGCAATAGATACGTACAAGTTGGGGCTGGATTGAATAATATCTGGAATATTTCAGGTCTTTCTAGTTCTGTTTCTACGCAAACTGCCGATTTTGGAAAGTCAGGAAACGCTTCTTCTGGAGCTTTTTTAAATCGTTCAGGAAATGTAACTTCGAATGTTTCGGGGATACCTATTCTGCTTTCATCTTCTAGAATTAACGCTATATCTACAGGAAACGAAGATATTTCTGATTATACAATTCAAATTTATGAGCATGAAGGTGATTTCATTAATGCTGTTTTGAAATATTCGTTTTCAGTTATTTCGGCAAGAAGAGGGTTTATTTCAGGGCTTGATATTTCTGTAAATCAAGGTAACCAGTTAGCGGTTAAGACTTTAAGTTCGGTTAAAAATTTGGGAGTTACAGTTGGAATGAAGGGGCTGGCAACTTGAGTAAAATTCTTAAAAATAATACTGGAGCGATTGTTCCTGTTTCAGATATGGGCATTCAAATTCCATCTAACGGGCAATTGATTTTAGATCCGAATGAATACAAATCTTTATCAGCTAGTGAAGATGTTATTGTTTTGCTGGCAACTGATATCTTGGCATATAATGATGGCACTAACGACTTGCCTTTGACTTATGCTGTAGACCATATGAAAGATTTTTTTCCTCAAGTTGCTGCAATTATCGGGGCTACTGGTAGCATTGGCAATCAAGGTATTCAAGGTTTTCAAGGGATTCAAGGCGATCAAGGTCTTATTGGTGTGCAAGGTCCTATTGGGGTACAAGGTCCTGTAGGTCTTACAGGTCCAGCAGGGAGTGCTGGAGCCTTAGAGGAATATCAATATGCTGAAAGTTTGGGTTTAACTAGTTCGTCAAATAATTTTGTTGAGAAATTAAAACTAACAACTTCCTCATTGGTGGGCGGGTTTTATAGATTCGCTTGGTCCTATGAATTTGAAGTCAATGAAAACAATAGGCGGCTAGAAATTAGATGTGAGCTGGATGACACCATCGAAATTTTTAATCTAGATGCAGAAATTAGGGATGATCGCTTCTTCCCTGCTGCTGGATTTAGAAGACTAAACTTATCGGCTGGCGTTCATTTTTTTGATTTAGATTTTAAACGGGATAATTCTCACGGGTCAATTAGAAATGCAACTTTCGAAATTTGGAAAGTAGGTTAAAAATGGCAGTTACAAAATATAGCTATGTAAAAGAAGCACTACTTTCAAAGCTTAGAGGTGAAATTTCTGCAAGTGCTATCATTATAGCAGTAGACTATTTAGACTCTGCTGGTACCGCTTTAGACGTTTATTTCAAAGACGCTATTTCGGTAGATGACAAAATTATTTTAGATCAATTAATAATCGATCATGACAATACTTATGTTGAAATCAATGAGGAAATAAGAGGTGATGACGGTGAGCTAATGGTTAGGCAGATTGCAGCAAAGCCAGGTAGAACTTACCATCAGCACTATATTCAGTTTGAAACGTCTGTTCAAGATTCTTTGGTTGAGAAAATGATATCTAATATGGATATTGGTTATTCTACGATTTCATTCTTTAAGTATCAATTAGATATGAATGATGACCCTACAAATGTTTTGATTTCTTGTATGCAAGATATGGCTCAAGTCACTCAAGTCGATTTTTCACCACCTTACGACTATGAAATAATCGGTGGGGAAATAAGACTTAACAACAAGCCGATTCAAGATACTTATTTATATGTGATTGCAGTACCAGATATTCCAGCTCCAGATGGGAGTAAATCAATGGTACAAAATTGCAATCTAAAATTTTATGGCCATGGCGATCCGGTTATGGCTGATGGCAAAGTTGTTAAAAATTTGCTTTATCAAACTGAAGGAGTTCCAGACGGCTGGACAAATAAACTAAGGTTTTATATCAAACATCATCAAGGCACTAAATTAGAATTGCAGTGTGAAATAGAAATGTTTAAATATTAGGGGAGTAATATGACAAAAATTTTTATTCTTATTACAATTCTTGCCATAACGATTTTTGATGTTTATGTTTTCTCGGTCGGCGGTACGGAAAATACTATTTCGTGGATGTTAACAAATTGGGCTTATGACTATCCTATCTTCCCATTTTTTATGGGCGTTATTTGTGGTCATTTATTTTGGCAAATGAGACTTAGGAAGTAAATTATGACTTTAAGTCAATACACACAAAGAATTTTGCATTCAGATAATGGGACGATCAAAGATTTAACTTTGAGCCTTAATGAATTTCGTTCATCTGATTCTATTTTAGACTTTGTTGCAGCGGATGATTATCTTTACATAGGTTCTGATAAGCCTTTCAATCATAGATTTTTTGATGTTTCTATTGTTAATGAGATTTCATCTGATGTTAGCGTTGAAATTTGGTGGTCTAA